GGCCCGGCAGGTTGTAACGCATCCGGGCAATGATCTTGCGCCAAGCCTGCTGCGCCTTGATGGCGGTCAGCACGTCCAACTCATCCACCAGGGCGTGGCCGATCTTGAAGCCGACGATGGTCTGCGGCTTCTCCATCGACCTGCAGATCACAGTGCCGCGGTACTGCCGGCCGCTGTAGATGTGAACCTCATGGTTCGCCTGGTTGATCTTGGTCTTGAGTCCCCAGTCATAGGCCACCTCATCCATGGTTGGATAGAAGATGTCCCGGATCTGCGGGTAAGTCGGCGCGAAGTAGCCAGCGTTTACGCCGGGCCACTCCATAAAGTGCTTGCTCAGCGCCGAGCATCCAACCCAGGTCTTCCCAGAGCCAAAGCCAGCAACAAAAGCGCGAAACTTGTGAGGCAACAAAAGGAACTGCGATTGCGGAACGTTAAGGCTCGGCATTCGGCTTCCTCGCATCCACTACGTCGACCTGGATGCGGGTCGGGATCACCGGCTCTTCACTTACCTCTTCCTTACGGTGGCGATTCACGTACACGTCGCCGACCTCTTTGGCGGCCTGCTCCAGTAACTGGGCAGTCAGCGCCATGTTCTTCATGTTCTCGGCCTTCTCAGCCATGCGACCAAGCGCTCGGAGTCGATACGCTCTGTTGGCGATCGGGATATCTACCGTCTCTTCCCTGAAGCGCTTGCGAGCATCGTGAAACATCTCCACCCAGCGCTTGGCGAGTGTCTTGCTGCATCGTTTGGTTGGGTCGTGCGACTCCACCTGCTGGCGGCTCACATCGACGTTGAATTCACGCTTGACGGCCTCCGCCACCTGGGAGGGTGTATCGAAGCAGGCCAACGCCTGAACGATGAAGGCCTTCACCTCGCTGCTCAGGGCTGCCATAGGTTGGGATTCCGTCTATTGCTGTCTAACCTCAGGCCGACTTGAGCAGACAGGTTCCGCAGGCCCTCGAAATATTGAGTTTGCCCACCTCAGCAGGACTGTTTGCAGCATCCACTAACGCTTGAACGTCAGGGCTCGCACCATAGCGGCGAACCACACCGACGAACTCTTCGACGTCGTGAGCTTGATCTTCGGGGCGCCCTCTTGGGTGAATGCTGGTTGACCGTACCTGTCGGTCGCGTGAGCCAGGTGATAAAGCTCGTGCTCGATCAGTGCGCAGAACTCAAGGTCGCTGCACTGGGCGCAGTAGTCGGCAGCCAAGGTGATGATGAAAGCCGGCACCTCGCCAAACCAATCACGCATCTGCTGTTCCATCCGGGCCTTCTGCCAACCACCCGCGCGGAATGCCACCTGCTCGGCCTGGCCTAGGACGGTGCGGCCCTGCTTTTCGAAGCTCGACGACGCCCACATGACCTGGATGTCTGCATCCAGTAAGTGGGCATGGTCTTCGTTGTGAATGCTGCCGGTGTCAGCAAGAATCTCGGCGTGGAGCCACTCCCAGACTTCAGGCGCTGGAGTCAGGCGGATACCGAAGTCGGATAGCTCGGACAGCTCACGCAGTGAAGCTGGCGGTTTTGGCCTATCCATAGCTCACTTACCACTTGAAATGATGTCAATATGCCGGTATTTGTAACAGACCAACTAATACTGGATATGCCCTATGGAAGCCAGATTCAAAACGGTTGAAGCAAGCGTACTTACCGCCCAAGGCGAACCAACAGGGATTTGGCGATATAGGGTTATTGACACTCTCAAAGGCGCTCCGATAAACCAGCACGGAGTTTATGAGAACAAAGAAGAAGCTAAAAATGTGTGCGCTCAACTGAATACAGAGCGCTCCCATTGAACACGGACCGTGCCGCGCTCACCTGCGGCACACCTATCCATCCCCGCAATCCAGCAGCACATCGATCAGCTTCTGCTCACCCAATCGAATAGCACCCAAGCACTGCAAGTCGTCGCACTTAGGCCCCAGCCCGAACACAGTGACCTCGCCTTTTGGGCCGATCAGGGTCAGGACACCAACTGAACAAGCAGGATGCTCGCCCGCATCGAGATCATCGGCAATCTTACGCAGGGTCTTGGCGGCGTCGCGCCAGTCCTCACGCTTGAACTCCAGCACATTGACGGTCATTGGCTCACCATGATGCGCGCAACCTATAAACACAGGGATTGAAATGGCAGTCGGTTGACGGTATTGCTGGGAGTCAACTAATCCCCAAAGAGCGCTCGCATGATTACCTGCCATGTGAAATATCAAATTGACCCATACCAGATCCCAGACTTTGAAACCTATTCACGCCTGTGGATCCAGCTGGTAACGCGAATGGGTGGCCTGCATCACGGCTATTTTCTACCCGCTGAAGGGGCAAACAATATCGCGTATTGCCTATTCAGTTTCCCGAGCCTCTCCGCCTACGAACGCTATCGCAAGGAAGCCGAAACCGATGAGGAATGCGTCAGGGCGGTAGCGCTCGCAGTAGAGAAGAAGTTCATTGTCAGCTACGAGCGAAGCTTCATGCGTCCAGTGTTCGATTAATCTGGTCCGCGCCCTGGATCTTAAGCTCATCAGGACACCTTCACTCTCATACGCATCGTTATGGCCTTTCTCAAATGTCGCGACACTATTTGCTGATTCGCGAAACGTGTCGCGGATTTGGTTACTTACTGAGCTTTGGCTGGAGGACCACCCGAGCAATCATCACTAGGATGCCAAGCACCCCATACGCAACCGGCGGCAGCACAGCCTGCAGTTGCGGCAGCAGCTGCTCGGCGATACCCAGGGCGGCAATCGCGCCACCCGCCTGAACGCTAGTCATGCTCAGCGCTTGCTTCCAGTTATCGATCAGTTGCATGGCTCACTCCTGCCGCTTGGGCAATTTGAAGTCGGTGAATCGGTCAGCCAGGGCGGCAACCTTCTTCACGCCGAGGGTGCCAATGACAGCGCCGACGGCGGCCGCAAGGCTCGACGGGAGGTTGAAATACTCAAGCAGCGGGAATGCCCCGGCTGTGATCGCACCGCACAGGCAGGACTCAAGCAGGGCTTGCCGCCGTCCACCGCCGCCGTAGATGACGCGCAGGAAGGCGATCCAGCAAGACAGCGCCGCCGCATAGAACATCGGGGCATGCTGGCTGAGCCAGGCCATGGCGATGAGCCAGGTGTCTGGTTTTTCAGGCATTGGCGGCATCCGGATTCCTCCCTTTCGGGGAGAGCGAGAATAGGTCCAGCACTCCCCGCCTCTCTCATCCGCTCGGAGCAAAGACAATGGCGTGGGTGCCAGATACGAAAAAGCCCCTGCGTATGCAGAGGCCCTGAATAGGTGCGCGTGTCTTCCCACGCTGCCAGCCAAAGACATTCACAACGCCGACGCCCTATTGCATCGGTCTCGCTGATCCAGTCTCGCGCCACCCTGCAGCATTGTGAGGTCAGGGTACGCGGGCTGCCGGTGTTGTTTCCGTACGTCGCACTGTCCGGCTATCGACGTCCGGGTACCCCAAAGGCTGTCCTAGCAACAGTTGAATTTGAGGCATAAAAAAGCCCCAAACTTGGCGGGGCTTTTCTTTGATTTTAATCGTCTATAGCCAGGTCATCATCTTGCTCAGGGTAATACTCGTAGTAGTCATCATCAATCACTTCATGGACCTCTTCCAGGCTACCTTTCATGCGTACAAGGCTCCGAATGCGCAGAACGCCAAGACGCGGCCACACTTCAATCTTGTCAGACTGAATAAATGCAAGCTCACCTTCAGTGACCATAGTCCCCTCATCGATACAGCTCCACCCGAGCTGAGCCATCTCATCAATGACGTCGGCTACGAATGCCTCCCGAAGAGTCAAGCGGTTGGCAGCCAGCTTAAGTGATTTTTTGGAGATGCGGAAACGAGACAGATCCTTACCCTTGCCCTCTTTGTACAAGGCCAAATTGATCAAGAGGGCTTTGGCAGTGTGCTCAGCGCTGATTCGATTGTTACTCATAAGTTTCCTAACTGAAAAATGGTGATTGGGTAAAACGTTGGGGGTTCGCTCTGTGAAGAGCTGCGGCCACTATAACGCTTAAAAACACCAAAAACAACAATCCAGCCACTT